TGAAAGTTTAGTTTGAATCATAGACATGATACGTGGGGCTAAAGTTTCTTCAAGAGCAAGCTTGGCATTTGCTACAGCAGTATCACGTACAGCTTTAGCATCGGCAATAGCCTGTTCAAATAATTCTTTGTTTTTCATTTAAATTTTTAAAATTTTTGGTTTTTCGATTGCTTATTAAAAAAGCAATATAGCGGATTTTACAAATCAGTCACGTGATATTAGAGATCACGTATAAAGGACGGATATAAATATATAAGGAAATATAAAAACGCGTCCTTTAAAAAAAATTTTATTTTATGCAACAAACACCTGTTTGTGAACAAATAATATCAGTAATTATCTCGTTAACTCTTTGGTATTTATTATAATATTTTGAGTTACTTGGATTATATGATTCACTTAATCCAACAACATCCATAAAAGCACCTTGAGTTGATGGTGTACTAACAAAGTCCCAACATACTAACTCAAAATCATCTTGTACTTCTACTGTTCCTTCACCTAATGGTTTTACTGAACCCATACCACGAGAAGAAATACCTACAGTAATATTATTTAAAAATAAATCACGTAAAATATTACCTGATGGTGTGGGTAGAATTTCAATACGACCCATTAAATCATCACCATCCCACCATAATTTTTTAATATTATGGCATACATTTTTTAAGTTAATAATAGATGAATCTGGATGGTCTAATTCTCCTAATGCTCTGTTTTGAGCTATTGGACCAGAAATATATTTTTCTACTTCACGTTTTAAAACTGGTTCTGGATATACTCTTTTATTAGCATTTAAAGAGTTAGCACGTTGAACAACTCCTTCTACAACTAAATTTTTTGTAGGGCCAAGTTTAGCCTCCATCAACGATTGAGGGCTAATCTTAAAAGGTAAATATTCTATAAGTACTTGTTTTGACATTATTAAACGTTTCTTTTTGTGTATTTAACTCCTTTACGCTTTAATTCTTGTTCATAAGCTGAAGCTTCTTGAGGAGTAACATAACTAGGTTTTCCAGCTACTGTAAATTCAATAGCACCTTCCATCATTTTTTTAACTGTTTTTTTAATTAACTCAACATTTTCTTTAGTTAATTCAATTTCAGCTAAAGATGATGGTTGTTTAGTTACTCTAGGCATTCTGTATAATACAGTATCAATAGCCTTTTTCATGAATTCTTGTTGAATTGGATATAATTCACTAGCAGGAACATTTTTAGCTTTATCTATATATTCTTCAAAATCAATAGAAGATTTATATACTTTAAAATTATTACCTGATGGAGCAAACATAAAAAATGCACTTTTCATATCACCTAAATCACCAGTGTAAGATCCTACAGAATATTTTTTTAAATTCTTTAAATTATCACCATATATTTTTTGTAAGATAACTTCTTCAGTATCAAAAGTTTTAATATCTGGTGTTGATTGTTGATATTTCTTTGTACCATCTATAGCTTCATTCATTGAAATCATATTATCTAAAGATGGCTTTTTTTCTTCAAAATCAAGATAATGTTTAGCTTTAACTAAATAATCTTTAGCTAAATGAATTTTTTCTTGCCACCAATCAGGAAAATCAACTTCATCTTCCATTTTATCATATTTGTCAAGCATTTTATATAATTCAGCAGCATATTTAGCTATACGATATAAACTAGCTTTTAACATATCTGGTTCATCATCTTCATGACCCAAATCAATATCTTCTTTTTTAACTTTTTTTTCTTTAGTAGCTTTAGTTATTGATTCTTCTGTATCACCATCACCATCAACATCTGGGAAATCAGGCATTTTAGCCTTTTTTTCATCTAAAGATTCTTTAACTACTTTAGCTTTTGTCATCTGATTTGGAGCCATGTTATCTTTCTTTTTAACTTCTTCCATTTCAGTACTAGCTACTTCTTTTTTTCTATTAGGTTTTTTCATACCTAACATTTCATAAGTGGCATCTTCTAATAAATGAGTATAGTAATTAGCATCAGAAAGTACATTTTTAACAGCTTTAACTAAAGCTTTTTTAACTGTTTCATTAGTTACTTGTCCACCCATCTTAACTAATTCATAGTCAAGACCTCTTTGAACTTCAAATGGGTTAGCTTTATCAATGTCAGGAATTACTGACATAAGTGATTTAAGATATTCGTTTGTAGTAGCCATTTATATATAAATATTAATTATCCCTGCCCAACTGACAGTTTTTTGTAGTTTTTACTTTGTTTTAATTTACTTGATTTAGTTTTTGCATGGATTCCTGATCTTCTCTTCTTTGATTTTACTTTGTAAAGTGATGAAGCTGAGAGTGTAGTTTTTTTAGCTTTTGCCATTTGTTAAGGTTTTAATTTTAGTTTGTAAGTCTTTAATTTCACTAACCATTTTTTCTAAAACCTCATTAGTTCTTTTTAAATATGTTAAATTTTCATTAGACTGTTTTAATTCAGTCTTTAATCTATTTGTATATTCTAATATTTTATTAATTTCTAAAATACGTTTACGTACTTCTTTAATAGCATTATGCAATTGATCAGCTGGTTTACGTGTTTCAGCTGTTCTTTTAAATTGGGAATATTTTACTTCGTTTAAAGCTTCTTCTTTTGGTTTAACAATGTCATCATAATTTTTCATTGTTAAAGCTTTATTGTTAGCACTTAAAGATATAACTTTTTCTGTCACATCATGTAAATCCATGTCACTTTTAGCATCTTCTCTAGCATATTCCAACATACGAATAAATAAAGGAACATCCATAATAATAATATCTTTTGGATTTTTCTTAACTTCATTCCATAAATAACTAGCATCTAACATATCTTTTGGTTTTACTTCTTTATAACCATAAGATTTAGTATAAACATTATCTTTAGTTCCTTTAACAAAAGTAGAAGGTAAACCTGATTTATTAGGAGTTGGATTTGGTCTTGGGTTATTAGAAGCTTCTGTTTTAAGTTTTTTTCTTAAAAAAGCATATTTAGCTTCTATACCAGGAACACTAGCTGTGGTTGAAATTTCTTGACTTAATTTTTTCTTAATATAAGTCTCAATAATTTTTTTAATTTCTTCTTTACTTCTCATGATTATTTAGATAATTCATTTACTAATTCATGATACTGAAGTAGAGTAATAAGATGTTCATCTTTTACTATTTGTTTTTTAGATAAAGGTTTAATTAGATTAATAGTTTCTTGTAATTTAATTTCAACCGTTTTATCATCAACTTTACTCTTTAATTTAATTAAATTTTCTCTAATCTCAGTTAAATTTTTATTAACAAATCTTCTTAAATAATCAACATTAGAAATATTACTAATATATTCTTTTAAAACTAATTTTTGTTTATCAGATAAATTAGAATATTTGTTATTAAATTTTTCAATCAATATTCTGTATGTTAATATACGAATATCTTTATCTTGAGTTTTAAATTCTTGAATAATTGTATTTTCAACATTTTCAGAATTTACACTACTTTTTGTTATATGTTCTAATAAAGTTATTTTATTAGTTAAGATTTGATCTGGGGTTGTAAAAGATTTTAATTTTTTAATTTCAAATAATGTATAAATGGCAGCTGATGTTTTATAGTTATTTATTTTATTTTTAAAAAAATTAGTTAAATCATAATGTTTTTTAATTTCTCTAATTAATGAATATTTTTCTTTATTAATTTTTTCTTCATCTAATTTAAGAGATAAATCTAATACAGTATTAAGTAATAAATCAGCTTTTGATTCATCCAATTTATCACTATTTAATACAGAATGATATAGCTTTTGTTCTTTAGCTAGTTCTGTATTAGTAAAATACTTTTTAACTATCTTAACAGCTGATGATTCTTTTCCGGCCATAACGTCAGAAGCAATTTGTCTGACCAAAAGCTCAAAAAGAATCCCAGTGTTTTTATACTTCGAGTGTTTAATTGTCATGAAGGTATAATTATACTACTTATAAATATATACTTATTTTAGTTCCTCACGGATATTTTCTTCATTTAATAAACTACTTCCTTTAAACATATCAGTTTTTCTAGGTAATCCATCAAACATATTTTTATTTTGTGAATATATAGCAGCTGCGGGTACAGATCGTTTAATATTTTCTCTAATTTCTTCATCATCTTTATATTTACCTTTCATAGAGTCAACTCCTAGTCTATCTCTACCTAAAGGATCTGTTTGAGTGTTAATAAATGATGGTTTATCTTGAGGTCTACCAGGCATGTTTACAATATTAGGCTCATTTTCATCAAATCCTGGAGGTACATCTTTAGCAGTAGTATACCTA